TTTGTCTAGCCATACCACCCTCTTTCATAAGTGTTGCACTTCTTGCTTGCGCAGCCTCAAGTGCTTCTTCTAAAGTATCATGCCGACTTGTAGGTTTAATTTTACCATCAAGTAGCATTTGTTTAATCTCATCCTCATTATACTGTACACCATCGTGTATAGATGGGGCATTAACATACGCATTATCACCAAATTTTATTGTAACCGATTTTTCAGAAACATTTTCTCCTTCAGGAGTTTTGTACACATCCCGACCTGCTGTCGTTTTTTCTCCTGTCTGTGTTCCTACTCTATCAGCCATTATTAATTACCTCATCTCGTAAGAGTTTTAATCTACGTAGAGTAGTAATAGCACCTTGCGCACGATGCATCATTACGGTACTCTCAGATTGCTCTAGTGATTTATGTTGTTGGTCTATAAGCGAATCAATATAACTATTGAATGCTTCCCACTGGCGGTTGTTGCCCACCAGCGGCTTGAGCCTGCTCAATATTTGCTTGTCCATTATTTGCACTAAATCCTTGTTCACCCGGCACAGGAGCCTGTCCTACACCAATATTGCCGCCACCTGCACCTGTTGGGTCCATAGCATCTGCACCTGCCGGTGCTTGTGGTTGACCTTCAGGTGCTGGTTGTTGCTGCTGGAAACCCTTGAGTATCTCCGCTTGCAACGCAGCTTCATTCATATTGTTGGTTACTTTATCGGGGTCAAGGTCCATTGACTTTGCAATTTCCCGTACAATATATGGGAACTTTGCAAATGGAGCAAGAGCAGGATTACTTGCTACTTGCAAGAACTGCATTAAACGCTGACTACGTACTTCGTTAGCCATAAGACTTTCTGTACCACGTGCTTTAACTTCTAGGTCGCCTTTAATAGACGGGTCAAAATCAAACTGCATATTAAAGCGGAAGAAGCCTTCACCTAATGGGCGAAGCAAATAGTCGTCTACATTCTTAATAACATTCTTTGTACCGCCAGCAGCAGCGTTCATAAGCATAGAGATACCACTAGCAGTACGGCCTACACCTGATACACCAGTTTGTCCGTGTGCAAATGATGGGAAGCCTGTACTTTCATCTGCCAGTACACGAGCCTTATCAAACATCATCATGTTTTCACTAGACACGTTAGGATACTTTGTACCAAAGATAGCCTGTCCCGGTGCGCCGCCTTGTCTGCGGAATACCTTACCCGGATATACAGACAAGTCTTGCCCCGGAACTAGATTGGTTTCGTCTATTTCAATAAGCAAGTTGCCAGATAGTACGGCATTATCAACAGCCATACGCATGAAACCATTCATCAGTGTTTGTGTATCGTCCATGTTTTCAGCAATACCGATGCCAAAAAATGAATATGGGTTTAATTCATATGGCGCAGCATGATATGGAATTTTGGCAGGTTTAAATGGATTGAGAACCATGCGTAACAGTTTACCGTTACAAATCCAAACATTGGCCTGCAGTTCATCGAAGTCACGCAGTTCTTTTGGTATCTCTACGTTCTGGTCAAGGAGAATGTCAACATCTACCATACCCCAATACTCAAGAACTTCAAAACGGTCTACACCATGCTCTGGTGCATAGTCAGACAAGTCATCTTCCCAATACTTTTTGGTGTAGTTTTCGCCCATGCGAATGGCTTCATTGATAACTGCATCACGAAAGTACGGACGTTTTTTAAGATTACGCAATTGAGAACGTGACATCTTATGTCGTTGGATTACAAACTGTGCCTCATCCATGTTGTTTGCATCAGGGTCGGGATAAAAATCCCACACAGATACATGGCTAATTTCTGGAACTGTTTTAAATACTGGGTCGTACTCACCATCATCATTCCAATTAGGATACTCTTTATCGGTAGCAAATGGTCCTTTAATAACACCTGTACCAAACAAAGACATTTCAAATGCTGTATTACGTAAATGTTTAGTAGCACCAGACTCTTCTAATTGGTCGTGAATTTTTTTCTGCATCTTTTTTGCAGCAATCATAGCTGGGCTAAACGTAATAGCAGTAGGAGTAAGACCTGTTCCTTCGCGCAACTTATCTTCAATAGGCATAAGTTTATTACGCAGTGCGCCTAGCTTGTCCATCAAAGTTTTTGCTGTAGCACCCGGTGGTAATTCTTCACCATCGCCAGCAAAACCATAAGGACTTTCTAATTCAGCAGCTTCCCCGCCTAACTGTGCAGGTTCCTGTGGGTCAAAATGCACATCGTCAACCACGCCTTCAGGAAGTTCCGTGGGGTCAATAGACAATGGAAACTTATTATTTGCAAACAGTACATCAACAATTTGACCATAAGCAGCTAGTGTTTTTGTTTTTGTAATCTTAATAAATACACGAGACTTTTCTGTTTCTGTAAACTGTACATCTGGTCCGTATAGACCCCGATAGTTACGATATGCTTTTAGCCAACGCTCTTCATCTTGATAGCGATAATCTTCTGCACGAGTGTACCGTTCTGTGATATAACCAATAATGTTGGAAACATCTACATCTTCTACTGTGCTATCCTCTGTATCTTCCAGAGAAATTGCATCATCTTCTATCATAATGTTGTCATCTTCAGCCATACGAAAATTCCTTAATATCCAAAGGTTGCATCTGCTACCTGCATAGTGCCGCCGGGTCTGCCCATTGGGTCGTAGTCAAATATACTAAATCTTGGTCTGGACATTATACCATATCTTAATGCATCATACAAATGGTCTTCAGACGTTGTATCAATGTCTTCCGGGTTTTTCTTGTCGATTGGTAATGCGGGGAGTTGGGCCACCGTATTTGTGCAAGTATTAAAGAAAACAAGTCTAGGTTCCTCTGTAAATTCATCTATCTGTAATCTACGGTGTATTTCGTTTTTGCCAGCTACCCGACTGCCACGGCTTCTATCAGACGGCCTCCAACGACAACCTCTACCAATCATTTGTTCTGCAAGGGATGGTCCTGTATCACCACGCTTATGCCACAAAGAACTGTCAAGTACTCCATACTTTATATTACCGTCTTCAGCTTCTAGGTTCATCACCATATCAGCCAAGTCTGTAGCTAAAACTTTACTGACGTATAATTCTCTATATACGATAAGTTGCTCATTAGGCGATACGGCAAACCAAAGCACACCAGAGTGGCTACCGTAGCCATAGTCGCAAGCCCGAAACTTAACCCAGTTATTAGGAATATTGAAAGGCTCAATAACATGAACATTCCTATCAAACTCTGTAAAGGCAGCACCTTCTTTGATGTCCCAATCCCCCTCAAGCAACTGACGGCGTTGTTGTTCAGGAAGGGAAAGAAGCATTGCTTCGTAATCACCTGCTTCCGAAAGGTATGGGTTATCAGAAAGTCTTGCTGGTATAAATCGTCTTTTAAATAAAGCCTTTCCAGCCTTGCTATGTCCTGCTGGGTATCGCAAGACTTCTGTTGTTTCAATATCTGTGGCATCAAAAGTTGTTCCGTAAGGTGCGGGGTCAATAAACATTTTCTTAACCCAGTGATGACCTCTACCTCCGGGGTTGGTTGTTGCCCTCATAAAAATGGGCAAGTCTGGTGCAGTGGACCGTAGACGACTTCGCATGTAATTCCATGCATATGGTGTGGCCCATTGTGTCAGTTCGTCAAAGCCTATCCAGCTAAATGCCAGACCCTGATAACGCAAGACATCTTCATCCCTATCCAGATAAGACATCCACAACCTTGCACCAGATGGCGCAGTCCACTGCATCTTTCTTTCTGACCACTTAATACCGGGCCAGATTTTTGGGTACAACTCCTGCGATTTAAATATCAACTCTCGCAGTTCTTCTGTTGTATGTCGTAACAGCAAACCACTGAAAGCAGGATGTCCCATATAACGTAAGGGGTCAGCTAACATGGCATATGATTTACCACCACCTGCTGAACCACCGTATAGTACTTCTCTTTCACTTGCTGCAAGAAAGTCAGTTTGTGGGCCGGGATTAGGTTTGAATAATACGTTAGCCGTTTCTTCAATTGGACTTACATCGTATTCTACAGACTCTACCTCTTTAATTTCAACCGCTGGCTTTTGCGCCCGTTCTGCTTTCTTCGAGGGCTTCCGCTTTGGCGATTGCCGTTTTCGCATATTCTGCCCACTTGCGGAGGCTTGCAGCTTGGTTCTTACGCTGTCGCTCATGTTGTAACCGTTTCCTTAATCCCACATGTGATATGTATCTGCCAGTCTGTGCGCTTAACCAGTTAGCTACCTCACGATAACTATATTGATTTACGTGCTGTCTGGCTTTCTCTAACAAGTCTAATTCATTTTGTATGGGGTCAAGAAGGTCTGGGTCTTCTTCATTTTGTTTATAGCCAAACGGTACAGTCCTTGCAATACGCGGTATCTGCACCCATTCGTTTTCTTCTTTAATATCGGTTGGCTGTGGAAGTTTCCATTTGCCTATGCTACGTGTCATTTTACTTTACGATTGTCTACTATTGAAATAACCATACCGCCCTTACGAAAATCTTGACTTCCTTTATTTTTATTTTTTGCAGCTTCTAATTCTGCACGTTTTCTTGCAACATATCTACTACGATGCATAGTTAAATTATTAGAAAGTCTATCTCCGCTTTTCCAAGCATCCATTGCTTCTTGTTGTAACGCCTGAATCTCTTGCGGTGTCATCAGTCATCATCCTCTACAACAGCAGCTTTAGGTGGCATAAGCATAACGCCACCACTTGTTTCTACCTGCATCTTCTCTGTCTTCACAAGACCAGTACGGTCTAGCAGTTCTTTAGCTGCAGCCATCTTATCACGAATACCTAGTTCAGTAGGGTCAAACAATGCGCCAGTCATAGCCATTGCCGCTTTAGGTGCATTACGTGCCATATACATTTGTGTTGCTTCAAGGATTTCTTCCTTCAAGCCTTTTACAATTGCAGTGGTAGGCGTGTTTTCAGAATAACCAGCCAGTTTCTTTGCGGCAACTACGTCACCGCCTGCCTCTTCAAAGAGGACATCAAGAAACTTCTGTTGGCGTTCATTTAGTTCTCTAGCCATTTTCTCTCTTCTTCAGTATATGGAAACATTATTTTATATCTATCCCTACTCTTTTACCTGCTTTTTTTAAGTTATCTATTACATTGAATTTAAAAAACGGTGCATCTTTAGAGGAACTACTATAATAGGTTTGCCCTTTAGTACCCGGTATATATTCAACATAGCCGCTGCCTGATTTCTTTTTTACTTTTTTATCAGTCATTAAAATTCCCCATTATGCATTGCATTAGCAAGTTTTGTTGCACGTGATTTTACCTGATTTGCCCACCTGCTGTCAAGCATTTCTTTTGCGGCAATATCATATTTTTCTTCATGGATAGCGTTCCACATTTTCTGAAACTTGCATAGCCGTGGTATGCCCATATTAAAACCCATGTCAACAAGTACAAGTTGACGTACACTGTCCAACCTGTCTACGCAAGGGTGCGCTCTCAACAGTTCATCCTCGACTATTTGTACGTCATTCGTTGCTAGATACCGTGCATCAGTTTCAGTAATGCCATGCTGATATATAGTATTTACATTTGGAACATCCATATGGTTTAGTTCAGCTAAACTAATACCACGGTCTTCTAGATTACGTCCGATACCTATAGTATCAATCCCTAGTGAATCTTGATAAACACGAAGTACCATACCCTCATGCTCAATTAGTTTATCAATCAAATTTGATTTGTTATATTTCATTTGCCGCTACGTGATTCAGATATTCTATGGTTGGACTGTCCGGGGTGTTTGCCTTCGTGATTCATCCACACAGCGAAAGCCCCTGTCATTGCGCCTGTTACCACAGATACTAAACCAGCCTGTGCTGCACTGGGTTCTGGTAAGGACATGAACCACTCGACTACACGCCAACTCATAAGCGTCATTACGAGCATCATAAATCTTGGTAGCAGTTTCCATTCAAGTATCTTTTCTGCAGCCATTATTTCTTTCCAAAGAATTTAGTCGCTGAACGAACTCCAAAAGAAGCCGCAACGATAACTCCAAGTGAGTATTGATACCATTCAGGCATTTCGTT